CTCTCTTGGAACTCTAAGCACTGGTGGTAATGTGACAAGATCACAACAATCATTATCATCAAGTGATACAGGACCTTGGCAAGCAGGATTTAGAAAATATGCAAGAATGGCAACTGTTGCTGCAGGTACAGCAAATGCAAATGGTTATATAGAGATTTATACACACTTAGAAGCACAAGATATTGCAAATTCTGGTTGGGATTATCTTTCAACTTCAGGAAAAATAACATTATCTTTTTGGTTTAGATGTTCAGCAAATCAGACATTTTATGCATACCTAAGATCAAGAGATGGAACAAGTCAAGCATATGCATTTTCATTTACTGCATCAGGGAATAATACTTGGACAAAAATTACACATACAATACCTGGTAATTCAAATTTAACTTTCGATAATGATAATGGTTCTGGTCTTAGTTTATACTGGACACCTTTTTATGGGACAGATTACACAAATAATAAAACACTTAATACTTGGGCTGCATATGACCAAAACAATCAAGTTCCAGATATGCAAACAACTTGGTTAACATCTGGTGCGGCCACTTGGGATATCACGGGAATTCAATTAGAAGTTGGAGACACAGCGACCTCGTTCGAGCACCGCAGTTATGATGAGGAATTAAAACGTTGTAAAAGATATGCTTTAGTTATCGGTTCTAATCAGGCGATTGGAACAGGATCTGCTTACAATTCAACAAATATTAATATTAATATTTACAACCAATTTAGAGACATACCCACTTATAGTAAAACAACTGGTGGTAATGGTTACACTTGGGTTGTTTATGTTGGGTCTAGTGGAGTTGCAACAGCATCACCAACTGTTTCTATAGCAAGTGATAGTAAACCAAACTACTGTTTAAGACTGTACGTGCAAAACTGTCATAATAGTTTATCACCAGGACAAGCTGTATGGGCTTTGACTCATGATGGTGGAGGAGAACAAATTGTATTTTCCGCAGAATTATAGCTTGACAAGATCAAAAAGATATACTATACTATAAATGTCTCTGAGATCCTTGTAGATTTGGGACAGAGATACTTCCCTGTGGTGGGGGAAGTGTGTTGGTGGTAACACAAGGGAGGGCAACCTCCCTTTTTTATTTGTATAAATCATTATTTAAGGNTATAAAAACATATGAACTTCACAGTCTTTTCAAAGAATGGATGTCCTGCATGTGCAAAAGTAAAAAAAGTATTAGAGTTGACAGGTAGTAAGTTTGTGGTGTATACTTTAGATGAACACTTTGATACCGAAGCATTTTATGAAGAGTTTGGATTTGGTTCTACATTTCCACAAGTTGTATGTGATGGTAAAAACTTAGGAGGGTCGGTTGAAACAGTTGAGTTTCTCAGAGAACAAAAAATCATCAGTAGATGAGCTAAATAAATCAGACCTCGAAATTAATCGTGGTTTTGAATTTATCCTCAATGCAGGAAAAAAGAAACAAGTGACTTCATTTGTTTTTGATAAGATATTTAATCTTTTTAATCGAGAGATTGGTATCTATTTTGAATTTTCTTTGTCGAAAAAGAAATAACATAACCAAAGGAGTATCATGGATATTCAAGTCTTAACCGCACTTGCTTTACCTATTTCAATTATGTTCTTCATAGTTGGAATTCTAATAGGTTGGGTTGCAAGAGACTATATGATGAATTATCGAGAGATTCCAAGACCACACCCAGAGATGTTTGACATCAATGGAAATTTAGTACCAGATGAAATTGTAGCATTTAGATTTGAAAACAATTATGACAACGACAGCGAAGAAGACGAAGACTAAAAAAGATCCACTCGAACTTCCTTTAAAACCATTTGCTTTTGAGGTATTACACCTCGCATCAAAGCAAAGATCAAAGGCAAAAAAAGTTGAAGTGTTGAGGAGATATGAAGATCCATCACTCAAGGCATTATTTATATGGAATTTTGATGAAACAGTTGTTTCAGTTCTTCCACAAGGTGATGTGCCATACACAGGTTATGATGATCAAACATCTTATAGTGGCACATTAACTACAAGAATTTCTGAAGAGGTTCGTAAAATGCATGAGACTTCTTCATTCTCTTTAGGAACAACTGATAAACAAGGACATACTACTATTCGTAGAGAATATGTTAATTTCTATCATTTTCTNAAAGGGGGNAATGATGCGATGAATAACATTCGTCGTGAAACAATGTTCATTAATATTCTTGAAGGTTTGCACCCATTAGAGGCAGAAATCGTAACTCTTGTTAAAGATAAGAATCTAGAATCAAAATATAAGATTTCAAAAGATGTTGTATCAGANGCATANTCAGATATTCAGTGGGGTGGTAGATCATGACTGCATCAAAATTACAAAGACCCGAAAAGAAAGAAACGATCTGGACTGCAAAAGAAAAAGAAAATCATAAGAAGGATTATGGATGTGAGATCATCGTGGAAGATGGTACTATGGAGCAAGTTTCAATCACANCTGCTCCATCAGATGCNTTCATCGTAACTTATATGCATGANGATAAACTACATCNTGATCTTACAAGAGGTGGTAGAGTCAATGTATTTGATATGTACTACGATAAATTTAAGATGGGTATAAAGTCTATTGACTATGGAAGAGGTACAGTTAAACCAAATCTATGGGGGTATAATAGTTCCTCACCCCAAAAGAAAAAGCGAAAGTAGTTTCAAAAATATCGCAAAAAAATTTCCCCAAAATTTTTCGTGTGTAGGGTTTTTGTATCGATTGTTACCATTTGACTTGACTATATAGTTACAGTATGCTAACATACTATTACGTTCATCCCANATGGGACGCAAGTAAGCCGACACGGAACGGATTCGTTCATCCTCTATGAGGACGCAAATGTTCGACTGAAGGAACGGGGCAAAAATCCCTACTACTTTGGAGAAAACCAATGGCAAAAGTCACTTATCGTGGTGTCGAGTANGACACTGAAGAGTATAACGCAATGGTGGTTGAAGAATCACAAAAGCGTGATAGACACGATTTAATGTATCGTGGTCTNAANGTTAGAAGTAAGGCATCACCTTGCAGTTAACAAAAATATGCAGGAGGGTTGATTCCCTCCTTTTTTTATGCTATCATATGTAAAAGTCTTATTATTATGGAACGTGATAAACTTAAAGACATTGTTCGTAGTCTTGAATTGATGGTTGATGCATTAAAAGCAGAAGTGTACTCTGATGTAGACTCTTATAAAAATGAGGAGAATTATACATCTACACCACTTGATTATGATGAAATGTTTGACGATGGATCAGATTAATGAGCAGACAAAGAGCACTTATTAAATTACTCAAAAGATTAATTGCACAAGATCATCTATATACGGATGAAAAATTAAGAGAGATGAAACAAACTCTTAGAATTGCAGAAAAAGAGTTTGCTGAATACGAAGCAAAAAATTCAAAAGGTTTTGGTAAATGAACGTAGAACTTATAAGCATCACACCTGATGCAGAAAAAACAATGGCTCATATCGCCAGAGTTTCTAATCCTGATAATCAAGATAACCCGAAATATGCAGGATTATTGAAATATTGTATTAAACATAATCACTGGTCTGTATTTGAACAATCATCAATGACCTTACAGATTGAAACGACTCGTGCGATTGCAGCACAGATACTGAGACATCGTTCTTTTACTTTTCAAGAGTTTTCTCAAAGGTATGCTGCTAGTACAAAATTAGGCACACTTGAATTGCCAAAACTTCGTAAGCAAGACGATAAAAATCGTCAAAACTCTACAGATGATTTAGATCCTAAAATAATCGAATCATTAAACATGCAGATGGGCACATTATTCGGTTCTGCGATGGCGTTATATAATCAAATGCTTGAGTTGGGTGTTGCTAAAGAATGTGCTAGAATGGTGTTACCTTTATGTACTCCTACAAAAATCTATATGACTGGTTCTTGTCGTTCTTGGATTCATTACATTGAATTAAGATCTGCACATGGAACACAGAAAGAACATATGGATATTGCAGAGGCATGTCGTAAAGTGTTCACCGAACAATTCCCATCGGTCTCAGAAGCACTTGAATGGGTCTAAATAACTATACATTAATCAATTATTATGGCAACATATCCTGTAGTAAATACNAAAACTGGTGANAGAAAAGAAGTAGTGATGAGTGTGAATGATTGGGATCAGTGGCGTACTGATAATCCTGATTGGTCAAGAGATTACTCAGATCCATCTACAATGCCAGGTGTTGGGGAAGTTGGNGAATGGAAAAATAAACTGATAAGAAGGAAACCAGGTTGGAATGAAGTATTAGAGAGAGTACAAAAATATCCTGGTGCTCAGAAACAAAAAATTGATTAATGGGAAGAAAAAAAAGTAATGGAGATCAACCCATTGGAGTTGGGTTGACAGCAAAGCAAATGCGTAGAAAAAAACCAATTAATTCAGATTATTTGGTTAATATTGAACCGATAACTGAAAATCAAAAAATATTATTTAATTCTTATAAAGAAGGTAAAAATATTATTGCTTATGGTGCAGCTGGCACAGGTAAAACTTTTGTTACCTTATATAATGCTTTGAAAGATGTGTTAGATGAAACCACACCTTATGAAAAAATTTATATGGTAAGATCCCTAGTTGCAACTCGTGAGATTGGATTTTTACCTGGTGATCATGAGGATAAATCTGATATATATCAAGTGCCATATAAGCATATGGTGAAATATATGTTTCAAATGGGATCTGATGCAGACTTTGAAATGCTTTATGGAAATCTTAAAGCACAAGAAACAATTAAATTTTGGAGTACTTCTTTTTTAAGAGGGACAACTCTTGATCGTTCAATTGTTATCGTTGATGAATTTCAAAACTTGAATTTTCATGAATTAGATAGTATAATAACAAGAGTAGGTGAAGAT